GATAAGAACTTCTTCTTCGAATGCTCGATCAGAAGACTCTGTTTCGTAAATTTCTGCATGCTCATTGTCATAACGAGCATACTCCATGCCAAATAAAGCGTTGAGGCCAGGCTCTAGCTCTTTGGCTAATTGGGCTCTTGAAATAGCCATATATTAACTCCTTAAGCTAGACCAACTTGCTTCTGACCAAACAGATGATTCTGAATAGTAACAAGCACGTTAGTATTGGCTGAACTTACATCTGAATTATCTGGGTCACCAGAAATATCCAGGGCTTTGAACGGTAATGTCGCTGTTGTAGCGCCGGTAGAAACATCAAGCTCTACATAAGAGAGTCCTGAAGCTGTGCTACCAGTACCAGTGTTATCAACAAGGTCGAAATTACCCCACAGATCTGCAATCGGGAATGCTGCGTCTGCTTGAATTTCAAAAACATCCATAGGATGATCGAAAATAAAAGCAATTGCATCAGTCGCTGCATTTCCAGGCCAATAGTTACTCCAAGTAGGAGTGCTGGTCGTAGGATCTGTGTAGAAACAACCGTTAAATACACCGACAATAATGTCGGAAGTTGCGGACCCGCCGTCTGCACGCGCAATTCGAGTAACAATACCAGATGTAGTTTGAGTAACAATGTCACCCGCGTAGATCTTAGTAGTGTTAGTCGCATCAGCAGTCGTTATTCTATAACGAGACTGACCAGAAGAATTGTAGTTCCCCTGAATATTACGAACATAACGGAGTCCAAAAGGGGCGTCATTATTCGCCATTTTAGTTCTCCTTAAACACGATCAAAATAGCTCTATTTTTTAGAGCCGCCAAAAGTAACCTTGCTTCTTCTCTCATTAGAGATAGGCATTGAAGGATGTTCATCTTTCATAAGATCATTGTCAACCGCATTCATTTGGTTTTCAGTTTTACTTTGAAAGTAAGCATTCCTTTCTTCTGCCGTTTCAATTGGGATTTTTGCAAGCATTAATCCACCAACTCCTACAGTCCCAGCATGCGTTCCTTCCTCAATTGTAGGCAAATCATAGCCTGCAACTTCAGATGGATTGACTACTTCGTAGCCTTCTCGCATTTTCATGTGGACATTAGTCCTATCTGCCTCTCCTCGAATGTGAGTTCTCAGCCATCTATACTTCATTCCAGGGGGAGCCTCGGGAGTTTCTAGGATTTGAGGTGGCTTCCATGGTTGACGAGCTTTTAGGGAATCTCTGCCAGAGGATTCTCTTGAAGTTCTATTAGAACCAACAGATCCTTTTCCTTTTGTCTCTTCATTCATGATTGCTGTAACCTCATTTTTTGTTTAGCGTATTCCTTGAATGGCACACCAAGTTTTTTAGCAAGTTGCTGTTCACTCGGTGATAATTCAATCCTACGGTCGTTTTGATTGCGTCCATTTCCTGTTATGCGCGTACCGGAAACCACTCTTTGGACGGGTTTTGTGTTTCCTGCGGATAGTTCATGTTCGAATTTAAGGGGCAGCTCTTCCCTCAGTCTACGATCAATTTCAGAATAGTACTCATCAGATTCTAAGTCAACTCCAGTCTCTGCAAGCTCGGTATGTATAGCAAAAGCTACGTTTGTCATAACCTTATCAGCACCAAACCATTCGTTTTTAGAAGCCCAAGATTGGGCTCTTGTTGAAGGCTCAGCGTATTCGGGTTCTTGCTGAGGAACATAGTCATCTGGTATCTGATATTCTGGCTGATAATTTTGATGAGATTCCGCCCATTTTTGATAATCCTTGCTATACTTCTCAAGTTCTCTTTTATATTGAGATAAAGAAGCTCTATCAGATTCGGTTCTAGCAATAAGTTGTTGCGCTTCTGCCATAGCTTCTGGATCACCAGATTCATAGGCTTTTTGAAGGTTCTTTTTAGCAACATCCGCCTGAACATTAACTCTGCTTTCAAATTCTCTAGAATACGTTTCTTGCATCTGAAGATTTTGAGCGGCTGAATTAACACTAGTTTCTCTATATTGGCCAGATAGTTTTTTATTTTCATCTTGCAATTGCTTTGCGTATTGAATCGCTTGCAACTCTCGACGTTGATACTCTCTGGCTTGTTTGACCGCTTTATTAATTCGGTCTTGAGCACTTCTTGTTGTGCGTTCTGCTTCAGACTCTTCAGCTTCTTCAGAATCGTTTTTTTCAAAATCATCTACTACATCATCTGTAATAGGAGAGATTTCTTCGACTTCATCCTCAGACAGCTCTACATAAGTAGATTCATCTTGAGGCTCATCTGATTGGCTATGTCTGTATTTTTTTGGTACTGCTGCTTGTTCTATGTCTTCTTCACTGATATTTAAATCCATATCAATTTCAGACAAAGCTTCACTTAATGTTTGTTCTGACATGTTTCACCTCAAGCTGACTTAATATCATCAGGATCCATAATGGTCCCAATAACTTCATCATCATTAATAATTCGTACTTCGGAGTCATCTTCTAAAGAGAATCTAGCTCCAGCATAGCGACCTATTAACACCCATTGACCTTGTTCGCACCAAGGAATCCCGCCAAACTTATCGTGATCTTGGTAAGCCAATGGACCCATTTTTAAAACATAAGCAACAACAGTAGCTAAACCTTCCTTGTCTAAGGTCTGTTTAGTTAAAACGATACCTCCATCTGTTACGCCTTTGCCTTTGTAAGGTAAAACAAGAAGCCTCCACCCAGCAGGATTTGGCATTCTTTCAAGCAGTGTCTTATCTAGAAGTTCTGGATTTAACACACGTTCGGTACTACTCACATACGCGTCATCTAGTGACGATTTAGCGAGAGTGTCTAATGATAGCTCACTCATCGGGGTCTCCTTCCATTTGCAACGCTTCTTTCAGTTCATCGCGAAGGGTGCGAAGCATTGATAATTCACCCATCACAAATTTGTAATCCTCCATCGTCTTGATGTTTCCACCAGTTAAATAATCGACATGGCCTTCTTCAAACTTTTTAATCTTTTTAAATATGTATGAAGCTAGTGCGACTGAATCCATTAAAACACTCCGCCCCCTCTAGATGGTTGTGAAGGACCTCCTGGTCGCGCATCTTCATCAATCGGCTCATCTTCATCAGTTGGCGGGATTGGCGGAGCACCTAATCCAGCATATGGCGCTAGTGGTGACATCGGCATAGGTTGTCCATACCCTCCAAACTGAGTTTGAGGAATCGGTGATGTCGGCATTTCGTAAGTCGGATATTGAGATATGTTTGCCCCAGACTGCATTTTCTTAACAAAGTCTTCTCTAACTTTTGGATCATAAGACTGACCCAAAATATTCCGTGGAACAAACTGCTCACGCATACCTTTCAGCGGATCCATATCTACAAACGTAGGTGGTGGCGGAGGCGTTGGTTCTGGATTAGGTTCTGGACTTGGCTGCTCGCTTGTTGGCGGTTTCCAATCTGCGGGTTTGCTTCCTTGAACCCAGCCTGGTGCAGGACTCCATCCGCCACTTGATGCCATCCATTCTTCACCCGTTGTAGGGTTGTAGAAAGGAACCATAACCATCGTTGACGGTCCTCCAGAATGTGTAAAGCCTGGGGGTGCAGGTCCCGTTTTAGGTCCATCTCTTGGACCTTCTTCATATGGATATTCTGTCGGCATATCGGGAGGCGTGGGCGCAGGTCCTGGATCTGGAATATTGGAAAACAAATCATCAAGACCGGAAGCTTGATCATCTTTATCGGTATAACGACCTGTCATTGGATCGTATTCGCCTAATGTTGGATCAGGACCTTCCCCTCTAAAGCTTCCAAAAGGTAAGTTTGTAAAATACTTATAAGGCTGTCCGCCAGCAGCAATAATTTGCTGTTCTAAATCTTTAATTTCTTTGCTTTGCTGTGCTGCTTCTTCTTGGGTAAGAGCCCGAATGCCTGCGCCCATTTGTATTGTATAAGACAAAGAGTTATACAAAGCATTTAGTTTTGGATCAGGATCGTATTCAGCCCCAAAGCTTGGAGCTTTAAAATCATCATCTGTCGAAGAAACAGGTGTATCAGGAGGCGTGGGCTCTGGGTCTTGTTGTTGCGCTTTCCACTCCTCAAGCCCATTCCAAGCAGGATTAATTCTGGGTACAGGTTCAGCAGTAAACTTAAACTCTGGAGGTTGAGCCGCCCACATAGGCGCTACTGTGTTTTGAAGAGAAGGATCTTCGTTGCCTTTACGTTCTGGGTCTGAATTAC